CAAAGATTGTTGCTCCAGTAATTGATGGGCTTGTCTATTTCCAGGAACCCGTTATCGGTAGAAATTATGTTCTTGTGGCAGATACTGCTAGAGGAAAGGGGCTTGATTACTCTGCATTTGTAGTGATCGATGTCAGCGATATTCCATATAAAACGGTCGCTCGATATAAAAACAACGAAGTATCTCCAATAGTGTTCCCCTCAATAATAAATCGGATCGGAAGAGCATATAACGATGCTCACGTATTAGTAGAAATAAATGACAACGGCCAGCAAGTAGTAGATAGCTTATTCGACGATTTTGAGTATGAAAATATATTGTGCACAATTGTTGACAAGCAAAGAATAACATTAAGCTGGTCAACGGGTGGTAAGAAGTCAGACAGAGGTATAAGAACAACCAAATCCGTAAAGCGGCTTGGATGCTCTCTGTTGAAAAGTCTAGTTGAATCCTACAAACTAATCGTCGAAGATTTTGAGATTATTTCAGAACTATCAACTTTTATAAATAAAGGTAATAGTTATGAGGCTGATGATGGTTCGCATGATGATCTAGTAATGTGTCTGGTTTTATTCTCGTGGATGACAAACCAGTCATTTTTTGCTGACATCTGTAACATGAATATCAAAGATAAACTGTATCGAGATCAAATGAGTAGGATTGAGGAGGATATGTTACCGCTTCCAATAAGTTCAGAAGAATTTTTGCAACATAACAGAGTAGTCGGCGATGGTGCAGTTTGGGACATTGTAAACTAAAAAATAACTAAATAAGAAAGTACATCTTTCACAATTTCCTTATTAGGAGTACAAAAATGCCATTTCAAGTTTCCCCAGGAGTGAATGTATCAGAAATTGATCTTTCCCAATACATCCCAGCACCAGCCACTTCCGTTGGTGCTATTGCAGGCCCATTCGAATGGGGTCCAGCGGAAAAAATAGTACAAGTATCGACAGAAAAGGAACTTGTCGACACATTTGGTAAGCCATCAACTGAATATACTACATCAACTGGTGCTAATACCATCAACGCGGGGATATCTGCGGGAGTGTGGTTCACTGCAGCCTCTTTCCTTTCCTATTCCAGAGACCTTCGGATTGTAAGAACCTCAGAGAATAATGACCTACATGCAGCAAATAGTGCTGGTGTTGCAACCACTAACTTCAAAAACGAAGACGCATATGACCAGTGGAATGGGGGTGGTATAACCAGCCCTGTTGTTGCAAGATATGCAGGAGCTCTTGGCAACTCGCTAAAAGTTTCAATTTTCTCGGGGACTTCCGCTGAATTTGATACTTGGGAATATAAGTCATACTTCAATGGCACCACAGGCACCAGCAATTATGTTGCGACAAAATTAAATAACACTATTGCTAATGATGAGATGCACCTTGTAGTTGTTGATGAAGATGGAAAAATTAGTGGAACGGCCAATTCAATCCTAGAGAGATATGTTGGTATATCAAAAGCTACAAACGCATTAACTCCTGCAGGCGAAAGTAATTATTGGAAAGACGTAATACGAAGACAGTCAAAATGGATATATGTAACAAATACGCCAGTTGATGGTAACTGGAATATTCCAGTAACCAACACAAATCTTATATTCGTTGATGTTTCAGCTAGTGGTAACATTGCATACTCATTAACTGGTGGATTACTCGATAATCCATCGCTGGCAGAACAAAAGGCTGCATATGATCTATTCATACCGCAAGAAGGATTGGCAGCTGATGTTTCTCTTATTATGTCTGGTGTTGATGTTACGGCTGGTGGTGCAATAGGAAAGCACATCAACGATAACATCTGCTTAGAAAGAAGGGATTGCATAGTTTGCATCTCTCCTGAAAGAGCTGATGTTGTTGGGACGACATCAGCAGCTGCATTAACAGCTGTAAAAGAGTTTAGGAATGCTGGCCTATCAAATGTTTCTTCAAGCTATGCTGTAATGGACAGTGGCTGGAAGTATGTCTATGACAAATATAACGCAAGATACCTCTGGGTTCCTCTCAACGGTGATATTGCTGGAGTTTGCGCTAGAACAGATAATGAGCGCGATCCTTGGTTCTCACCTGCTGGATTACAGCGTGGACAAATTAAAAATGCTATCAAACTTGCATTTAATCCAACAAAAGCTCAGAGAGATGAACTATACAAAAATGGAATTAACCCAGTAATCAGCAGCGCTGGTGATGGAACGATTCTCTTTGGCGATAAGACTCTACAAAAATATGCTAGCGCATTCGATCGAATCAACGTTCGTCGACTGTTCATAGTACTGGAAAAGGCTATCTCTCGCGCCGCAAGAGCGAGCCTCTTTGAGTTTAACGATCCATTCACAAGAGCTCAGTTTGTGAATCTTGTTGAGCCGTTCCTCCGTACTGTACAGGGGCGCAGAGGTATCTACGACTATCGCGTTGTGTGTGATGAAACAAACAACACGGCTGATGTCATCGATCGTAACGAGTTTGTTGGTGACATATATGTTAAACCAGCAAGAAGCATCAACTTCATACAGCTGAACTTCGTAGCTGTACCGACAGGTGTTTCTTTCGAGGAAGTGATTGGCCAGTTCTAATAAATACTAAAAACTCATAGGAGTAATAAGAAATGACATTTAAAGTAGATAACTTCCGTTCGGCTTTAATATTCGACGGAGCTAGGCCCAATCTGTTTGAAGTTAAACTGAGCTTTCCTGACTATGTTGGTGGTGATGGTGGATATTCTAGATTCATGGTTAAAACTGCACAGCTTCCTGGGTCAACTATTGCATCCATCACTGTGCCATATTTTGGAAGAGAAGTAAAAGTTGCTGGTAACAGAACATTCGCTGAATGGACTGTTACTATTATTAACGACGAATCTTTCCTTCTGAGAAATAAGTTTGAGCGGTGGCATCGTGGAATAAATGAAAACGTAGCGAACCTAAGAGATTCAGAGGCATTAAATGCTTCTGGTGGACCATCTTCTTATGTTGCTGATATGGAAGTGTTTCAGTATTCTAAACTTGGCGGAGGATCTGCAGATTTCTCTAGATTCCCAGGAACTGCTGGCGCTCTGAAGAACTACAAGTTCATTGGAGCGTTCCCGACAGATATCGCTGCTATTGATCTGGATTGGGGTTCAAATGACACCATCGAAGAGTTCAGTGTGACATTCGCATATCAATACTGGACAACAAACGATGGTGCTTCTTCTATCCCAGTACCTTCGCTTATCTAAATTAACTTGAAAAACAGGGGGAGATTAATCTCCCCTCTTTTTGAAATGGAGTAATATATGGCAATTTCACTTTTCGGTTTTGAAATCGTAAAGAAACAAGAACTGGATCAATCAACGAATCCAGCGATAGCTACACCCCAAGAAGATGATGGAGCCTATGTATTAGGCTCTAATGCTCTTGGTGGGTATTATGGCACATACTTAAATCTAGACACAGCATTTAAAAACGAGAATGAACTCATCTCTCGTTATCGTGCTATGGCGATGCAGCCAGAAATCGAACAAGCTGTTGATGAAATCGTAAATGAATCTATTATACACGATAAGACTGGTAAGTCTGTCGAAATCACTATGGATGAACTTGAGGTTGATGATAAGATTAAAGACATGATACGAGAAGAATTTAAAAATGTTCTTCGTCTACTAGATTTCAATAATAATGGCGCAGATGTATTTCGTCGTTGGTATGTGGACGGTCGACTATTTTACCAAGTACAAATCGATGAGAAAAATCCTGCAGCTGGTATAAATGGTCTTGTTTATCTTGATCCAAGAAAGATTCGTAAAATTAAAGCAGTAGATAAAGCAAAGGATCCAAGAACTGGTGTTGAGTATGTTAAATCAGTTCAAGAATTTTATATCTATAGCGAAAAAGACACAGCATCAACTGGGGCTTCTATCGTTACCAGTCCCGTAGATTCTACAATTAAAATTGCACCAGATGCGATTGTAAACATCAACTCTGGTCTAATGGATGTATCTCGTAATCTTGTATTGTCTTATTTGCACAAAGCAATTAAACCACTCAACCAGTTACGCATGATCGAAGATGCGATTGTTATCTATCGCCTCTCTCGTGCGCCAGAACGTCGAGTGTTTTATATTGATGTTGGTAACCTGCCAAAGATGAAGGCAGAACAATATCTCAAAGACATCATGACAAAATTTAGAAACAAAGTTGTATATGATGCAAGCACTGGTGAAGTGCGTGATGATCGTCGATTCATGTCAATGATCGAAGACTTCTGGATTCCGCGTCGTGGTGAAGGTAAGTCAACAGAGATTACTACGCTTCCTGCTGGTCAGAATCTTGGCGAACTCACTGATGTAAAATACTTTGAACAGAAACTATATAAGTCACTCAACGTTCCGATATCAAGACTTGAACCTAATCAAGGTTTCTCACTTGGTCGTTCAACAGAAATTACAAGAGACGAATTAAAGTTCTCAAAGTTCACAGAAAGACTTCGTAGTAAATTCTGTACGATATTTGATGAACTGTTAAAGCGGCAATTAGCACTCAAGAATATTGCTTCATTGGAAGAGTGGGAAACAATTAAAGAATATATTCACTATGACTTCCTTGAAGATAATAACTTTGCTGAGCTTAAAGAATCAGAATTGATGACATCACGTGTCACTCTGCTGAATACAATGACTCCATTCATTGGCACATATTACTCAATGAATTGGGTGCGCAAGAATATTCTGCAGATGACCGAAGAAGAAATCGACGAGATGAAGAAAGAAATTGTCGATGAACAAGATGAGATGATGGCAATTGCACAGATTGATGCACAGAAGAGTGCGATGCCTGTACAAGCTCAAGCGCAAGCACAAGCTGAAGTTCAGATGCAAATGCAACAGCAGCAAAATATAAATACCAATAATAATCAACCTTCTCAAGGGGCACAATAATGTTTACTCAAGAACTTGTAACTTCAATTATTGCAGAACAAGAAGAAAGCACTGATCAGTTTGTTGATATTATTCAACAGAAGATCGAAGATGCAATTGAAGTTAAGCGAATCGAACTTGCTTCTCAAATGTTTGAAGCGAGCAAAAAGTGCCCCGAGTGCGGCAAAGCAGATTGCGAATGCGATGATGAAGATTATGAAGACGAAGAAGAAGATGATGAAGAAGAAATGAAAGAAGAAGTCGAGCAGATTGATGAGTTAAGTGCATACACACTTAAAAATGCGGCAGCTGAAGCAAGAGGAAGATCGCGAAAAATTCATAATGCTGTCGGCCCTGACGCGCCAGAAGCTGCTGCTTATGAGCGCAGAGCAGCTAAATTCGACCGTGCTGGCGACAAAAAAATAAGAGCAGATGCTATTTCAAAACATTCTTCACCAGCTATGCAGCGGCGAGCAGCAAATAATGTCAAAGCTGCCTCTGCTGCTAGAGATGCTTCTGCTGCAGCGCGGACTGCCGCTGCTGCTAAACAAACAGAAAAGCCAGGAAACCGTTTTGCAAAAGTTGCTAGCTCTATTCTAAAAAAAATTAAGATGAGAGAAGAAGCCGAGCAGATTGATGAAATCAGTAAAGGCGCAGCTATTCGTGCTGCTGGTGTAGCTGGAAGCAGCGATGATCCGAGAACCAACCGTATCATAGATAGAATACACAAAAAGTTTGGATCGAAGGCATCAGATGATGCAGCAGCCCATGCAAATGCCTCATACTATGGTCGTGATGGAAAGAGCAGAGGAACTGATCCGCTCAACAGCGTTCTTGATAGACCGTCGCAAATGAGAAAAACAAAGGCTGGAAAAATTAATAAGCAAGACCAAAAAGCTCTGGCTACTTCAATTAAGGGTAGAATGAAGATGCATGGAGGAAAATCTCCATTACCAGAAGAATTCGAGCAAATGGATGAGCAATTCACTTTACATGCAGTTCATGACGAGATGGGAACAAAGAAAAAACTCGGAAGTTTTGCATCAAAGGGCGAAGCTGCTACTCATCTAAACAAATTAGAGAAAGCAGGAAAATTCCCAGAAGGTCATGAAGCTGTTCTTACAGATAAGAATGGACAGAAGCATATGTACACCGACAAGTGGGAGCAAATGGATGAAATGGCTCCTCCTGGCGCAAAGTATGAGCGCATGGTGAAGCATATCAAAAAGGGTTATAGCAAAGGCGGATTGACCAAGAATGAAAGGTCAATTGCATATGCCACTGCATGGAAAGCAAAGGGCCGAGAGATGAACGAAGCTGCCATGACAGACGCTCAAAAGATGGCCGCTCTTGGTATGAAAGGTGCAGAAAAAGCTAAGACGATGATGGCACTCAGTTCATATCGCAGACATGGCGATATCAATAAACTTTCTGCTGGCCATCGTTCTTTAGTCAGCAGCTATATGGAAAAAACTGGTGGGCTTGAAGCAGTAAATAGAAGCGCGGCGACACAAGCACTCAAAAAAGAGAGAATGCAAGAAGAATGAAATTCTCCGACTTGAGAAAAAATCTAGAAGAAGCTAGATCGTTCGATAAAGAAATAATACCAGCAGCGATGTTGGTTCTTCGTCGACGTGGTATTCGTATTTTCCCTGATGGAAGAAAAGTTGCAATGTACACTAATGATCAATATGGAATGGTGTTTACTATTCCATTTAATGAAATTGGAGAATACTCAGCCCCAATATCAGGCACTCATCAATGATAGATAAAGAAATTATCGAAGCTAAACTTCGTAGAATTCTTGAAGAGAAACTCGATTTTCTTCGAATGCATATACAGCTTGATGAAGCGCCTCGTGTTAAAATTGTAAAGGCAAGAGTGCGTGGTGGTAAAGTTCAGCGTAGAGTTAAAGTAGCGACGCAAACTGGCTATACAATGCGCGGCGGAAAGGTGACTAGAATGGCCCCCGCTGAAAGAAGAAATAGAAAGATGGCAGCAAGAAAAGCAAAATTGAAGCGCAAAGCGCATTTAGCTCGTGCTTTAATGGCCAGAAAAAGATCACTAAGAAAAAGAGCAGCACTTGGAGTGTAAAATGAAACTTATCAGCGAAGTAGTACAAGAGGTCAAATACATCACAGAAGAGAAGAATGGTGTTAAATCTCTGTATATACAGGGACCATTCCTTGTTGGTGAAACAAAGAATCGTAACGGAAGAATTTATCCTATTGGCACTCTTGCGAAAGAAGCAAATCGTTATAACGAAGAGTATGTAAAAACAAACAGAGCATTTGGTGAACTTGGTCATCCAGACTCACCAAGCATAAACCTCGATCGCGTTTCCCATATGATTACCTCACTAAAACAAGAAGGTAATAACTTTGTTGGGAAAGCAAAAATTCTTGAAACTCCAATGGGTAAGATTGCAAAATCTCTTATGGAGGGTGGTGCAACGCTTGGCGTCTCTTCACGTGGCATGGGATCACTGAAAGAAGTCAATGGCACCAACATAGTTCAAGATGACTATTATCTAGCTACAGCGGCAGATATCGTTGCAGATCCTTCTGCCCCAGGTGCTTTTGTGCAAGGCATCATGGAGGGTAAAGAGTGGGTGTGGAATAATGGTATAGTTAGTGAGATCAACATTGTTGAGTATCACGAACAAATGAAGAAAGCGAAACAGCGACAAATAGAAGAGATCTCACTTAAGATCTTTGAAAATTTCTTGTCAAAACTTTAATTTATATAAATAATTTTATCTCTTATAGGAGCTAACAAATGAGCAAGTCTCTTTCCGAATCTGCCGCTGAAATACTTAGTGCTTCACTCGGCAAAGCCTCAAAAGAATCAATGAATAAGTCGCCAGATGACGGTCAAGATATCGGCGGGCCAACCACTGAAAATCCTGCTGGTGTTGCTAATCCTGGTGCCAAAGCAGCTGCTCCTGTGAGCAAAGTTGCTGCACCAACAACTAAGGGCGACGCCAAGTCAGTCAAAGTTGCTTCAATGGCTGAGGAAGAAGAACTCAGCGAGGAAGAGCTAGCAGAAATTCTTGAGTCAATGACTGAAGAAGAACTTGCTGAGCTTCTTGAAGACCTCGAAGATGACGAAGATGAAGTCATTGAAGAGGAAGACGAAGAACTTGATGCAATTCTTGAGTCAATGACTGAAGAAGAAATTGCTGAGTTTATCGAAGAAGAGCAACTTGACGAAGTTTCTGCTAAGATGATGTTCAAGGCAAGAAATGCAGCAAAAGCAAAAGGTAAGGATGCTCAAGCAAAGCGGTTTGAAAAAGCTATTACTAAGAAAACTTGGCCAGAGAGAAAAGCTAAATTAGCTGCTAATCTGGAAAAGAGACAAGCAATGGCTGAAGAAACCGAAGAGCAACTCCCAGAACTTTCAGAAGAGGAAATCCTCGAGGCTCGTAAGGCCAAGATGAAAGGAATGGTCGATTCCAGTATGGGTTCATGCAAAGAAGACGTTGATGCGCTCTTCAATGGCGAGTCACTTTCCGAAGAGTTCCGCACAAAAGCTACGACTATCTTCGAAGCCGCTGTTCGTGCTCGTGTAGAAACTATTATTACAACCATTGCTGAAGAAAACGAAAAAGCAGTAACTGCTGAAATAGAAGAGATCCAAGCTGCTCTTTCCGAGCAAGTTGATGAGTATCTCAACTACGTTGTTGAACAGTGGATGCAAGAAAACGAATTAGCTATTGAGACGGGTCTCCGCGCTGAAATCGCCGAAGACTTCATCAATGGCCTCAAGAATCTCTTCATGGAACACTACATTGAAGTTCCAGAAGAAA